TAAAGTCCACATCAGATTTACTTAATGATATATCTTCTCTTTTGACCCCTCTTGAAGTGTGTGATTTATTAGAAAATGCACCATCAGAAGAGACTCTTACTATTATTAACGAATTTATTGGGTTTGAGTATCCATATCTAAAAAATGCATTTAGTTCAAAAACAAAAATAAGAGATTTTTTTGCTATACTTGGAAAGAAGGCAGATCCAAAGTTTTGCAGGACGATTAGAAATAATGCCCAAGCAATAGCATCTTCCCCAGAGTTATGTTTTTCCGAAGATGCAGAAACAATAAGAAAAACTCTTCTAAGCAACAAAGGTTTATCTGATGAAGATATCCAGACCTTATTAGATAAAGAAAGAGAAAGACAAAAAGATAATTTATCAACTATTGCATCATTTGTAGCAGCAGTAAAAACTGACCCAAATAAATTGTTTGGCGATCAACAAGATGTATTTTGTAAAGATGGACAACCCGGTTTAGTTTCTCCACAGAGTTTAGGTTATTTACAAGAAAGATTGGGCAGCACTTTGGACTCTACAATTGATATTTTTTCTATCACATGTAACAAAGAACTTGATAGTCTTGCTTCTGCATACATAGGACAAGAAAAAAAGATAAATGAAGATGACCCTGTAATACCAAAATTTACTACATTATCAATTCAAAAAACAGATGGTTCTGTTACAACAATTAGAAATGCTATTAATCCAACATTTACAGAAAAAACATCCTATGGTTCGTTTACGATTTGTGATGATGAAGGTAATTCTGACGAGGAATCACTAAACGATTATTACAACACCGATAAACTAACAGACGATGAAGGCAATATTGATGTTCAAAAAATAGTATCACCAAACTATAATAAAAAAGATTTAGGAAAAGATGTATATATTGTAAACTATGTAAGTGAGCAAAAAGTAGGTCTTGACTTATTTAATACCACATATGGATTATTAACAAAATTAGATGATTTAATTTCACTTGATACAACCAATATGTCAATTACGATTAATATTCCAAATAAAACAATACCATTTGGTCAAAAAACTTCAGAACCAGATTTTACTTCAATCGCATCAGAAGACAATATTGTATTATACACACTAGGAAAAGAATAATGGCTACAACAGATATAACTACATTAGACCCAAGTTCTAATTATTTTATTGTTAAGAATCAAGTTTTTTCTCCTATTGAAATTATAAACTCCGAGGATCCTTCCCAATATGTGAGCGAAAATTATTCAACATCAGATTTAAATCAAGTTGAAATATTTAATCAATTACTTCAAAGTAAAATTACTGATGGTTCTGATTTAAATAAGTATTATTTAAACTCTTATCAACAATTCATTAAATTATATATAAATGCAGGGTCTAACTCTGTGTTTTTAAGACAACGTTCCTCAGAAACAAATTATAATGGCTTAGATATATTTAAAACTATTAATTTTCTTGATTTCTTAGACATACAACAATTAAAAGACTCAGTATTAAACAGTCTTTCGAATGACCCTTGTATCCTTCTTGACTCAAAACCAAAATCAACAATTCATCCATTAAAACAACAATTTTTAAAAACCAATTTTATTACTTTATGTAGGTTGCATGTTGGGTACTTGAAAATTTGTAATCTTTATTTAAGTACAGTTTTTGATAACTCTGAGTTTTATTCTAAAGACACCACATTCATAAACTTTGCTTTTACAACATTTAAGCAACAAATGAGTAGACTCATACCAGATTATTATAATTCAATTAAAGTGTTTTTGTATGATGAATTAAATGACCTATTAGAATCTGGCACAGAATTAACTGATGATTTAACTAAAGAAAAATATGAATTTACGTTTCCTTTAAATGATGATAATTTAGAAACAAATGTTGACAAATATTTAAATTATTTGTTTAATAAGCAACACAAGTTTGTATCAAATAAATACAATACTGCTTTTAATCAAATAATTTTAGATGCAGACGAAATAACTAATTTTCCTTTATATCCATCAAATAACATTAATCAAAAACTTTATTCTGTTCAAGATTACTTTTTTGATAATTTACCTGTAATAGTAAAAAATGTTGATGAAAGTTTAGGGGCAAAATTATCAACTTTTCTTGCATTTGATTCAACTAGATTTTTAGTATTGTTGCTTGATATATCAGATTCTCTACCCGTTGGAGACTCTAAACTTAGAACATACAAGTTAACATTAAATTTACTAGAAAGAGATTTTACTTCTTTTACTACAAGGTCTAACTTAAATGAATTGAAAAATTTAAGTATTTCTGTTATTAAGACTGTTGATAAAAATTTAGAATTTCCCATAACTGGCTCCACAGAAATTTCAAATATTTTACTAGAGTTAAAAACATTATTTTTGGCTCTTGACAATCTAAAAACGTTAATAAATTATTGTTTTCCAATAAACAAAATATTAAATGTAGCAAGTTTTTTCTATATTCAAACAAATATGAAATTTTATGAAAACTTATCAAAAGCTGTGGATGGTAGCATAAAAGCTGTTGACACTATAAATAATATGATATTGGGTAACGAAGATAAAATAGACTGTGAGTTACCAGAAGATCCATTAAGTTTAGATAATCCAATTTTAGGTATAAACTTAGAAGTAGCCAAAATGATTGCCCAAGCACCAATTCAAATATTGAAAGGTCTTGAAGAAACATACGACCCAAATATTGCAATCGCATCTAAGTTAAGAGACTTAAGTGTTGCAGCAGGTTTACCGCCAACACCAGTAGCGTTGTGGTCGCTTGCGTTGTTACCAGCATTAACAATTCCGCCTCCAGTTGGTATTGGTCCTCCTTTGATCTCACCTTGGGGATATATCTATTGGGGTGTAGATGCTGGGGAAGTTCTTACCTCATATGCTAAAGATGGGTTTAATACCAAATCAGATAGCAAGATAGGATTAAAATCTAAGATAACAATTTCTGATAATCCATTTAAGAACAAAAATTGTTAAATTGTTCTATTTAATTATATGGCTAGTTATTCAGCAAGATTGCCCTTAGCTTATGACCCAAGAGAAGGGTATAGCGGGCTTGTTACTATTAAAGATGTAGCACTTCAAAATTTAAAAATGGTTCTCTATACAGAACCGGGTGAAAGAGTGTGGGATATAGATTTTGGTGTAGGAATTAAAAGATATTTATTTGAACAAAGTTCAAATATTACTTTTTCTAATCTTCAACAAAGAATAAGACAACAAGTAACAAAATATCTTCCATATATACAAATACTAAATCTTAGTATAAATGCAATAAACGAAAATAATGAAATTGTTGAAAGCTCTAATTTTGTTAAGGTAGATATATTTTTTTCTATTTCTGGTGTTGGAAGTTTTCGTTTTTCTGAAACTGTATCTACTTCATAGTAAGGACTAATTTTAATGGCTAAAAAAATACCAATTGTAAAATACACTTCTAGAGATTTTAATAGTATCAAAAACGAACTTGTTGAATATACAAAAAGATATTATCCAAATTCTTTTAGTGATTTTAATCAAGCATCATTTGGTTCATTAATGTTAGATACGGTCAGTTATGCTGGTGATGTTCTCTCATTTTATCTTGATTATCAATTTAATGAAAGTTTCTTAAATACTGCAAGTGAATTTGATAATATATTAAAAATTTCAAATCAACTTGGTTATAAATATGGCCCAAGAAGTACAGCATATGGCGAATTAACAATGTATATTGGTGTACCAGCTAACAGTACTTCAACAGGACCAGATTTAAATTATTTACCAATCTTAAAAAGAGGAGCTACGTTTTCTTCTTCTGGTGGCTTACTGTTTACCCTTTTACAAGATGTAGATTTCTCTCAATCTACAAACGAAGTCGTAGTCTCTAAAGTAGATACAACTACTGGAACACCAACAGAATATGCGGTAAAAACTAAAGGTATAATTCAATCTGGTTTTTATACACAAAAGAATATAAGTGTTGGAGCATTTCAAAGATTTCTAAAATTAGATATGTCCGATACAGAAGTACTAGAAATTGTTTCTGTATTTGATTCTGATGGTAATCAATATTACGAGGTAGACCATCTATCTCAAGATGTAATTTTCAGAGAAATACCAAACTTTAATTTTCAAACAGATGGTGTTCCTTCCATATTAAAACCATTTCCAGTTCCAAGACGTTTTATTATTAATAGAACAAAAAACACAACATTTTTACAATTTGGATATGGCTCGGAAGACCAATTAACAACAGATACTATCATAGACCCAGCACAAATTACTTTACAAATGCACGCAAAAACATATTTTTCTGATACTGCATTTGACCCAACAAATCTAATAAAGTCTGATAAATTTGGTATTTCTCCATCAAATACTACTTTAACCATAACATATAGAAAAGCTAATGCTGCTACATCTAATGTTGCAAGTAATACAATTACAAAAATTGTAAATTCAAGTTATACATTTCCAAACTTATTAAACACCACAACCGGTCAAAGATTGACTGTTCAAAACAGCCTTGAAGTTACTAATGAACAACTATTGGTTGGCGAAATAAGATTGGATCAAGCAGAAGAATTGAAACAAAATACAATTGGTTTTTATGCTGCACAAAATAGAGCAGTATCTTTACTAGATTATCAATCATTAATTTATGCAATACCTTCAAATTATGGAAGAATCAAAAGATGTTTTATTACACAAGATAATGATTCTTTTAAAAGAAATATAAACATTTATGTAATTTCTGAGACGAATTCTGGTAATTTAACAACTGCTCCTGCAATATTGAAAGATAATATCAAAACTTGGTTAACTCAATATAAAATGATTAATGATACAATTGATATTTTGGATGCAATAGTTGTAAATATTGGAGTTGATTTTAACGTAATTGTAAGCCCAGATTATGATAAAGTTGAAGTATTAAACAGAGCCTTATCTGCTGTTAGAACTCAATTGTTTAAGAAAACAGATATTGGTGAGTCATTTTCAATAGCAAATATATATAATATTCTTAATAAACTTACGGGTGTTTTAGATACAACAAGTGTAACAGTTTCTTCTAAATCTGGTGGTGTTTATTCTACATCTGTTCTAAATGTAGACAAATTATTGACTTATGATGGTAAATATGTTAAAGCTCCTAAGAATGTGATTTATGAAGTTAAATTTCCACTAATTGATGTTAAAGGAACTATATCTTAATGGCTTTCAAAAAATACTTTGCTGATGCAGATACTACAATAACAAATGCCTTTAAAGCCAATCTTTCTACAAGAGGCGTTAGCGGTAATATGGGTTTATCGGATATATTAGAAGTATTCAGTATTTTTGGTCAAGCCTCTTCTGCTTCATCTGAACTTTCAAGAGTTTTAATAAAGTTTCCTGTATCAGATATAATATCCGATAGAGCAGCAGGAATAATCCCTGCGTCTGGCTCAGTATCATGGTTTTTAAATTTATATAATGCAAAGCACTCTCAAGCAGTACCAAGAAATTTTACCTTAACAGTTTCAGCTATTTCTGCTTCTTGGAACGAAGGTACTGGTTTGGATATGGAAGAGTACTCAGATGTGGGAACATCTAATTGGGTTAATGCGGCTTCTTCAAGTGACTCTGGTATTTCTGCTTGGGTTTCACAAGGAGGTGATTATCATGCTTCCCCTAAATTTGACCAGTCATTTAACGATGGAATTGAAGATTTATCTGTTGATGTTTCAAGTTTAGTAGAACAGTGGATTGCGGGAACAAAATCAAATTATGGTTTTGGTATTGCTCTAAGTTCAAGTTTGGAATCAGCTTTACAATCATATTATACAAAAAAGTTCTTTGCTAGAGGGTCAGAATTCTTTTTCAAAAGACCAACCCTTCAAGCCAAATGGAATTCTGTTAGAAGAGATGATAGAGGATATTTTATTGCAAGTAGTTCATTAGCATCTGCGACAGACAACCTTAATACAATTTATTTATATAATGTTGTAAGAGGACAATTAAAAAATATTCCATCAATAAATACAGGTGCGATTTACGTAAAAATCTATGATGATGCTGTTTCTGGTTCTGCGATATCAACTACACCCAATAATCCTGTAACTGGTGGATGGTATTCAACTGGTATTTATACAGCTTCATTTGCACTAAATACAACAGCATCTGAAGTTTTTGATAGATGGTGCAATTCTGGTTTAACAACTTGTTTTCATACTGGTTCGATTACTATAAACAGATTATATGCACAAGATTATAATCTAACTAATAATTACGTAGTTTCTTTAATAAATGGTAAACCATATTATGATTCACAAGAACAAGCTAGATTTAGATTTTTCATTCGCTCAAAAGATTGGAGTCCAACTATTTATACTGTAGCAACAAGTGAGATTCCAACACAAATAATTGAAAGTGCATCTTATAAAATTTTAAGAATGTCAGATAATTTAGAAGTTATTCAATGTGATACAGGTTCTTTGTTATCAACAGGTTTATCTTACGATATTTCTGGAAGTTATTTTGACTTAGATATGTCAAGTCTTGAACCAGATTATATGTATGGAATAAAATTAAAATTTTATGATGCAACAACAGATACTTGGAAGGAACAGAAAGAATTATTTAAATTTAGAGTAGAAAAGAATGAGTCTTAAAGATCTTTTTAGTGTAAAGAAAGTACTTCCTCCAATTAGTAATGAACAAATTGAAGAAGAAGTTGAATCAGTTGAGCTTTTAGAATCTTATACTATTGAAAAAAATAGAATTAAGTTTCCAATAGACTTTGCAACTGCTTCAAACTTTGTGGTATTCGGGTCTGCTCAAAAATATTACACAGATGCAATCAATAGAATTTATCAACAATATCCATATGATGGATCTAGAAAAGAAAAGATTGATTGGGAAAATTCTTCTTCACAACTTGATATTTGGTTTTTAGATAACGTTTACCCAAAATCTACAGGTTATGCAACGTTTTCACCAAATGGTTGGTCCACTCCTGTCGGAAGTCAAATCAATGGCTATGGTGAACCAACTACAAAAGAATATATTAGCATCAAAGGTGGGCCAAATCCAAGCCTCACAGCTACTACATTAGTTGATAAATTTAAAGATGCTAACAATCAAAATCAAAAAGCAAACATTTTTAACGTAGGCGATAGCAGAGATAATAATTTACAATTGAACCTTTCTGGTGGTGTTACTGTTGAGTTTTGGTTGAACAAAAATTCATTTATTACTTCTAGCACCCAAAAAGAAGTAGTATTTGATTTGTGGAATAATGCAGCCTCCTCCAGTAATTCATATGGTCGTTTAACTGTTGAATTATCTGGTACAACAGGTTCTCCATTTTATCTAACAATTCTTTCTGGTACTACTGGTTTAGCGTCATTAAATTTAGGTTCCTCACTTACAACTTCATCAGTAGCTAATGGAACTTGGAATCACTATGCTGTTAGTGCTATAAATTCTGGTAGTTCAATTAATGTTAAGTTTTACGTTAATGGAGAACTAAACTCTCAATATATAACTGGAAGCAATATCGGTTCAATTACTGGTTCAATGCTTGCTAATATTGGTGCTCTTAGAACTGCTGCCTCTGGTGCATCTGGTACATCAGTAGGTTGGGGTAAACTTTCTGGTTCTATAGATGATTTTAGATACTGGAAAACAGAAAGAACATCAAGAGAAATAGGCAGAAATTGGTGGACAAATGTATATGGTGGTACAAATTCAGATACTGCTAATATAGATTTAGGCGTATATTACAAGTTTAACGAAGGTGTAACAACAACTTCTTCTGTTGATTCTACTGTATTGGATTATTCTGGTAGAGTATCTAATGGTACTTGGACAGGTTATTCATCTGCTTCAAGAAACACAGGCTCTGCTATCAATCTATATTCTGGTGCAACATTAAGCACAGAAATAGGTGACCCAATTATCTATAACACCCACCCAGATGTTCAATCAGTTATAGAAGAATATGCCACAATTGGTTCCGACCACGATAGAACCAACCCAAATTCAATCTATTATTCTTTCCCAAATTGGATTATAGACGAAGATAATAATGGTGAATTATTAAGCTTGTCACAAATTATGGCAAGTTACTTAGACACACTATATTCACAAATTAAATACTTCCCATCAATCAAAGAACCATATGCAAACATCCAAATTGATGAAAAACCATACCCATTTGCATCCAATTTATTAGAATCATTAGGCGTTATAACTCCTCAATTATTCATCGATGCAAAGTTTATGGAGGAAGTTCTATCAAGGGATGAAGATAGAAATTACGAAGATAAATTACATGAAATTAAAAATGTTATTTATGAAAACATTTATTCCAATCTTCAATCAATTTTAAAAACAAAGGGTACTGAAAAGTCTTATAGAAACTTAATTAGATGTTTTGGTATTGATGAATCATTAGTAAAATTGAACATTTATTCAAACAATGATTCCAAGATAGTTTCTGATGATTTATCTAATATCACACTAAAGAAAACATCATTAAACTTTAATGATACTGATAGATTCCAATCAACGGTATATCAATTTTCAACTTCTTCAAATACAGATTCTAATTCTTTCATTACTGGTTCTTTAGCTGGTACATACGATTACACTCCATTTACATTTGAAGTCGATACCGTATTCCCACAAAAGTTACCACCAAATCATCCATTATTCTTCCCAACTTTATTCTTAACTTCATCTATATTTGGTGTACATTCTGCAAAAAATACAGCCACAGATTTAACTTGGGATACAAATGATTATTGTAACTTCCAAGTATATGCCGCAAGACCAGAACTTGAGTCACCACACGCCACTTTCTATCTCTCTTCATCTAATACTTCGATTCCTTTCCTTTCATCTTCTTTATACTTTGATGTATATAACAATGAAAAATGGAACTTTGCAGTTAAAATTAAACCACAAAGTTTAGAAAATGCAAATATTGTCTCTGGTACAACATCACAAGATTACATAATTGAATTTTATGGTGCTTCTACTGTTGGCGATAGTGTAATTAGAGAGTTTACTGTATCTGGTAGCATTTCAAACGCTGCTGGTCTTAATATCGCAAGAGCAAATAAAAGACTATATGCTGGTGCGGAAAGAACCAATTTCTCTGGTTCACTAATAAAACAAACCGATATCAAATTACTTGATTGTAAAGTATGGTCTTCTTACCTATCAAGAGAAGAAATACTAGCTCATTCAAGAGATAGTGATAACTCTGGTATTAAAGATGCTTATATAAATTGGAAAGTATCAGATACAAATTATCAAAATATCTTAATTCCAAAATTTGAGACACTATTATTACATTGGAACTTTAACCAAATTACAGGCTCTGATGCTGGCTCTGGGACTCCAAATGCCTCAGATGGAAAGTTTGTAGTCAACGATCTAACCTCTGGTTCGGTATCTTATAATAGATACAACTCAGCATTTAATAATCTTAAGAAATATCAATATTTGGGTCGTGGTGATTATTTCCTACAAAACGATACTACAATTGTTGACACTCAATATTTGTTTACTTCAAGAATAAATGAATTTGAAAATATACAAAATTCAAACTTAATTAATATTTTAACAACTGATGAACAAAACCAAACAAGACAAAGAGATACAAGACCAGTAAATTACTTCTTCTCATTTGAAAAGAGCATGTACGGAACAATCTCTACAGAAATGTTAAAGATGTTCTCAACAATATTAGATTTTAATAAACTTGTCGGTAATCCTGTAAACAAGTACAGAAAAGAATACAAAGATTTAGCTAAACTAAGACAACTATTTTTCTTACAAGTTCAAAACGAACCAGATTTAGATAAATATCTTGATTTTTATAAGTGGGTTGATTCTGCTGTTGGTAAATTATTATTACAAATGGTTCCCGCTTCAGCAGATACTTCACATGGTTTACTTAACGTAATAGAAAGTCATGCATTAGAAAGAAACAAACATCAATATAAGTTCCCAACAATTGAATTTAAAGAACCAAATCTTGAGGTTGGTTTTAATGCTATCAATGAACTAACATATAATTGGAAATTTGGACATAGACCGATTTCACAAGATGAAAGTGAAAATTGTTTATATTGGAATGAAAAAGCAGAACGTGACCAATCACCACTTTCCTCTTCCGTTTCTGCTTCAAATTATTCAAGAGAAAGAATCCTTGATGTTACATTAAACACTTTAAATAGAAAGTTCACAACTCCAATACGCCTTGACATTGAAAAAGAAAAACAAATTAAAGGTGGTATTAATTACAGCGATAATAAAAATCTTGATTTTGTTAATATCGCTACCGCCCCACACGGTCCTTTGGATACCGATGATGTAATAAATGTACCTGCAAATTATTTGTTTGTAGGAATCGAAAACACTTCATCTGTAATAAAAGATTGCTCCGATACATATAAACCAAATGAAAAGGTAAAATATCATTTCTCTGTTGTTCATGGTAGAGATTATAATCCTGCAACTTTGGATTATAATCAAGTAGTTAAAAGTGAAATTGCATTACCAGCAAACTTTATAAGTGGTAATGTTACAGACGGATATAATAAAGAATTAAATGATAATCTTTTCTCTGGTATAGTAATAACTAACTTACACAACGACTCATATGGTTCAACAAAAGAAATACCAGTACAAGGACCATTTACAAATGCTTGGGTTGGTGGGCATCAATCAAGACACGTATCTTTAAATACTGGTAGTGATAATTATCTTAATAGACCAGAAGCATGGAAAGTCTTATTTGGTATTCTTACTTCTTCTGTGTATCAAGCAACATTTGGGTTTGTTGGTGCTGATTATCCATACCCAGAAGGCAACGTAGACGAACCATCTTATCCAGTTAGAGGACACAAAAGAGCTACATACTACCGTGATGGTACTACAAAACGTCCATTAAACATAGCCAATATAGCAACCACAACTGGTTCTAATAACTTAGGTAATTATTCACATAGATATCAATACGCACATAAATTTGGTAGAACCCAAAGATTAGGTAAATTACTTCCTACTTCATCAGTTAATACACAAACAGAATTATATGGCGTTTTAAGAAGTAATATAACTTCTGGTAGAGTTAATTTTGAACTACCAACTACATCAAAGTCAGAAGTAATATTGGTAAATAAGTTCTCTTCTCCCGGTGATTATAGAACCATTTCAAGAGGATATTTAAATCTTTATGGCGAAGAATATTCTCCATATAATGCAATTCCATTTAGAAATAGAACTGTTCTAGGCGATGGTAGAAGAAACAATCTTGTATTAACAAATGATTCTCACCTATACTCACCAAGTATCATTTCTGGTTCCACAAATCCATATTATAGTTTGTTAACCAAACCATCTGCATTTGGTGGTTATGAAAGTGGATCTGCAACAGTAGCTTCTGCTCACAAAGTTAATAGAAATCCAGTTTGGGTAGTTGAGTATTCTGGTGCAATTCCAATAATAACTAAAGAATTTGATAACGGATTTTATTCATATTCTATTCCAAGAAAAGATACTGGTTATGCTTGGATTAAAAATGCTTTACCCAAAGTTGTAGCTCCCCCCGCAACAGATTTCTGGGAAGAATATGAACACGCCAGTAGTTTATCTATCGTTCCAATTTCAAGTAGTGCTATTAGTTCCTCAGATTTAAACGCAACAACTAATATAAATTTTGTTGGTATGTCTATTGGAACCGCAATAATAGATACAATACAAAACAATCAATGTGGTGCAGAAATACCAACTTTACTCGGTACTTTATCTCCTAAAGTTCCATCAACTACAAGAGCTTTAAATCTTAACAGAAATGGAGTTTTTGGTTTTTCATCATTTAAACAATTATCTCATAATAGAAATAATAAAGTTTTAAGGCAACTTAATAATACTAACAATATTACAGTCTATGATGCAACAACAGATTCTGTTACGTGCTACAGAGAACCATCTGTTTATTATAGATATCCAATGATGGCTACAATAGAATACATTGGAGGTTCCGAACTAAATAAATCCGAAACCACATTTGACGTTGAATTCCCATTCGATACTGTGCTTCAATTAATTGACAATTTTAAATTAGCTAACAATATTAATACTAAACAACTAGAACCAAAAATTTATAATAACTTAATCACAAAGTTAATTACTGACTCTACAAATTATAGATTGGTATCTTTGACTTATAAACAACAAATATACCCAAATAGAATTGTTCAAACACTTGAAACATATAAAATAAGAGATTCCTATGAATTCTTAAAAAATTCAATCGGTTGGAGAGATGATAGAGAAAATAGAGATGTATTAATAGACTCTGATACAGAATATTATATTCCATTTAAATCTACCTTGTTTTCAGTTACTCAAAGTATTTGGCCGTTAGATAGATTTAGTTCTACAGGGTCAGATTATTCTATTAGTACTTCAACTTCAAGTGTATTCGACGGTTTTGGTATCTTACAGAATAGATATGTTGTTTATCCCGTAACTTTAACTTCTAGTAATACTGCTTCTGTGTATGTGGGACCAGTTTATAACCATAATCATTTACTCGCTTCACCTACAAGTTGGAATTCTATTTCTTCCAAGCAAATAGTAAATATAACAGCAAATCCAAATACATATTTCTTTAGTACTGGTAGTGGTTTATATGATGGAACTGCACCTTGGTCAGCAGGACAACTTTCTGGTAAAAATCCGTACAATGATTCTTTTGATGATTGGTATAGTTTATTAAAATATAAAAACAAAAATTATCAGATAGTACCAGAATTTAAATTAGCTAGAAATGATAATCCAAGTTCATTCCAAAAAATTCAAAAAGCTATTTCTGGTGATTTTAGTTCTGGTTTATTTTCATTTGACTTAGATGGTTCAAATACTTTTACGTCCATAAGTGAAAAAACAAATTTCTTAGAATCAAATAAAATTGTAAATATTGAAAAAATTAATAAAGATGTAGACACAAAAACTGTTAATTTAACTTTAACTTGTGAAAGCTTAATCAAACTTAACCCAGAACCAGCATTCTACCCTTCAAATAGAACATTGGATGTTTGTAAGCAATTTATTGATAACACAATTGATTCAATAAATGTTTGGGGTTATGATGGAAGCACTATAACTCCAGTAACAAATTTTAGTAAAAATATTGGTTTAAATAATTTCTATAGACCATTTATGCAACCCGGAATTCTTTTTAATACAATTAAATCTGGTATGGCTGTAGATTTCCCAATCATAACAAGTTCTTTAATAGTTACAAGTAGCTATTATAATTCAAACAATGAAGTAAGTGGACAAATAGATTATCAAATTGGAAATTCACAATTTGATTTAAGATTACCATTTGAAACTATAATTGAACCAGAGGAAAATTTGGCTAATATAGATTTAGTCAACATGATTCCACTAGATTCACAATATAGATTATTAACTTCATCTTGGAACGGCGTCTTTACTGGAGATACTTCTTACAAGTATATGATACATAACTTCTTAGCTGAAACAATAGACTTCTTCTTAGAAGATTCTAAATTAACATCAATAACTTCAAAACCAGAAGAAGAATTTGGTATTGTTACACCCGGAAAACAATATAGAGCATTAGTAAAAGTTTATAAATCAAAAGATAAAAATGCAAAAAGAAGTTTGACAACAAATATTTATACAAGACCACAATTTTTACCCGTTTCTGGTACAGATTATATAAATGACCCAACCGAACAAGAAACAATAACAATGTATAGCCGAGCTAGTGCCTTCGGCCCCCCTTGTGCTGGAGGGGTAAGAGGACACTATTCAGCCAGTGGATATACAAAAGGTGTTATTGACTCTACAAATGGTTATTACCCATCTTTTACACCACCATATTATGATGGTGAGGCTTGGGCTATTTTAACATATAATCCCACAGGTTCTAAGCCATATAAACCATCATTAGAAGACATAATACAAAATATTACCGCTTCTTACATAAGATTTGAAGGTCAACCAGACAATAACGGTAATGAAACGGTGGATGGTATTCACGTTGTTGCTGAATCTGGTAGTACTACCTATGGTGGCCCATTAAGCAAAGGAAGATTGAATTTTAATTCAATGCAAGTATCTGCATCATTAAATCTATTTAATGTTGTAGAAGTTGATTCAACAAGTGTAAATAATTTAGATAATATTGTAATTACAACTACAAAATCTAAAGTTTGGGGTATACAAACTAAATTTGAAACTCCTATTTTAGATTTTGGTATTACTCCAAATGTCTATACAAGTGACAAAAATAAAACAATAGGTATGTGGCACCAATACGGTTATATTCCTGCTGGAACTGACGGTATTTATATGCAGATTACTGATTTACCAAAAGATTATATTTTAAGTGGGTCAGAGTCAGATGTAGCCACAACCATTACTGGAAGAAGTTTACAGTTAACTGGTTCTCTTACAGATATCGTAGGGTTTTCTAAAGACCCAATTAGATTAGGTAAAGTAGCACCTTCAAAAACTATAAAAGAAGCAATAATTGTAATACCATATTATAGTGAAAATAACGAAAGAAAATATTTCTTCTTTAATAATTTAGTAAAAGAATATATTCAATTTTTGAAATCAGACTCTGCAAATGTGAAATCATTTGATAGAATAAAAGAAATACCTCAAAGCATTATCAAACAAATCAATACAATGAGTGAATATGTTTTACCTCCACCAATTGATTTTATAAAAAATCAAATTCAAAATCCATTTTTTATGTATATATTTGAATTTTCATACACTTTGAGTCAACAAGATTTGGTTGATATTTGGCAAAATTTAATGCCAAGTATTGCATTAAATTTTGATGAACAATCTACTTCAATAACACATTCTTTAGATATTGAAGATACCCTAACTGAACTTGAAATGAAAGATAGGTTAGCCAACATTCGATGGTTAACATTTAAGGTAAAATATAAAGCAAAAAATAATTATAAATCTAAAGTTTTTAAATCAATTAAGAATACAAATAATAAGAAAGCGGTTAAAGATTCACAATTTACTAAAACTAGAATCTCCTCATTTGATAATTTTGAAGAACTAGATTATTCATACAATTGGCCTTATGACTACTTCTCTATGATAGAAGCAACTAAAATAATAGCTCAAGTAGATTTTATTGACTCAGATAGAGTCACCCAACAATTAGATAAGGTAGAAAATTCAATTAAATCATTAAATAAGAACGTTATTGAAAATGCACAATTAACTACCGAAGTGGCTGGTACAAATGTTTTAGCTACACAAGAACTTTTACAAAATACAATAAGCGTAAATACTATAGCACAAAATAATGTTAAAGTTTCCGAAAATGCTATGAATACACCAAATCTTCAAGTCTCTTTGAATCAAACTACAGATAATGTTGAAGTTGCAGCAACCGCGATTAATTCTCCTGTATTAACAAATACTACATTAAGAAGAACATAAAAATATGATATTAGCATATTTATATTAATGGCACTTTTTAATCCAAAAGAAGAAGTTATTAATATTGAGTTAACAAGCTATGGTAAATTTTTACTTTCAAGAGGTAAATTTAGACCAGCTTATTATTCTTTTCACGATGAAGGAGTTGTTTATGATTCCGAATACGCAGACTTTGAAGAAAATTCAAATACATCAGAAGTAAGAATACAAGAAGAAACTCCACATTTAAAACCAAATTATTCTTTTTCTTCTCCAAAAGCTTCTATCAATAAAGATATATCTCAAATTAATTTATTGATGAATAAGTTTGAACTTGCCTCGACAAGAAATGGTCTTCAATATTCAGAACAAATAAAAGAAGTACTAAGTAATTCAACAATTTTGAACAACTATATTCCATCATGGGAAATTTATAATTTATCATCAGATTATAGTAGTGTGACCTCTTCTACAACAACAGATAATATTCCACAGTTTAATTTAAATTTAGAAATTAATGTTATAAAAACAAATCAAGAAACATTGCAAAACAATGAAGTATTGCAAAATTTATCTTTATTAAATGAAATTGTTTATAATGGTCAAGATGAAATTTATATAACAGTTTTAAAACCATTAGTATTAAAAATTATAGAAAACAATACAGATTCAAATATTGATAAACTTGATATCAAAATATATAAACAAAATACAAATGAAGATGGTACATTTTCATACAGTCAATTAAAATTTTTACAAGAAAACGTAAATTATGATGAAGAAAATGATTTATATGTAAATATATCTAATGTAATATCGAACCAACAAGAAATTGATAATAAGTATGTAGAATACTATTTTGATGTAAAATTAGACAAAGAAATTACTGATATGTATAAGTGTAGATATATATTGCGTTCTGATGCAGACCAAGATTTAATCTTCAACAATATTGAAGACTGTAATGATTTGAGAGATAGACTAAATACTCAAGACCTCTATCGTGACAATCCAATATTAGATGATTTAGCAGTAGGAAAGAAGTGCTAATGTTTTATGAAAAACTAGGAAATAATCTTTTTGTTCCAAATATATTTGTTAATACTTTATTAATAGATAATTCATTCACCGACAGTAGTGAAATAAAAAACAGTTTAACGATAAATTTAAGTTACAAAAGCAAACAAAACTTTGTAGATCAATTACTATCAGATAGCCAATATCTTTCATATATAAAAATTATAGTTGCATTAGTTACTGATAACTCTATTATTAAAACGGCAAAACAAAACTTTAATCCTAAATCACCAGATGAATCATTGGCAAGTTTGTTTAGGGATGCAGAACAAACAAAAGTAATTAGTTTATCTGAGTTTACTGATTTTCTTGAACAAGACCAAGTAACTGGTGAATATTCTGGTACTTATGAATTCTTTTTTTCTGACATTAAAGCAACACCAGATATGGGTTTGGTATTTTTCCCATATGTTGATTTTAAATCTTTTGCAGATGATAACTCTATTTCATATGATACATTAGGTAATATAATTTCTAAATTTGATAATGAAATACACTTATATCAAATTATGAATAATAACCTCGTACAAGTAAACAATGTTGTTACGGATATGAGAGATTTAACACAATTTAAAAATAATCTTTTTACATTACTACCAAATATTGGTTTAATTAATTTTGATATTATAAATTCAAATCCAAGTAAAAAACAATATTTCTTTGATTTATATCCATCATTTAATTCAGAAAATACTAAAGTAAGATTATATACACTTTTTAATATTAAATCGTTTATTGAAAACTTTTCTGCATTAAAAAAGAGTTATGGATTATTTACCGAAGATATTTTAGCTATTTTAAAACGTAAACCAATAGTGGTTAATATCACCAAAAAATATTCTACATCAGATACGATTTATCAAGTTGGTAGTTTCACTCTTTCTGTAGATGAAATAATTAGGTCTGGTTCTGTAGATGCACGTTATCATGTTACATTAGAAAATAATATGGTAATATCATTTATGGATAACTGTCCAGAATCTAGCACTAAGATTAATTATGAATTTGAAATTATATTTTCCGACCCTATGTTAAAATATTTCTTCTTAAACGATACTAATTCTTCTTGTGTTTATAACCGTGTAATACAAATATATTCTCAAATTCAATCAATTGTGTGTATAGATAATCCAATGATTTCTGATGCTAAAACTGGTAAATTTGAACGAGGATTTATAATTTCTAATAATTCACAATTAAAAAATACAGTAAATTTGTTTGTAGATAATTTTATATCTTTGTTAAATTTATTCTCAACTTTTGATGTAAAACCAGACCAAATAACAAAAATAAAAAATTTGTTAGATATAGAAAGGTCAACAATTTTTGTATATATTGATTTTTATTCATTTGTTAATAAAGTATTAGTTGAAATTGGAAATATTTTTTCTCAACTTAATATTGCAGATGTAATATATTATAAAAAATTTGATTCAATTAAATTTGAAGTAGTTCCAAGTGTTGAAATAGAAACGTTATCTTCTGATATCTTATCGGGAATAAACGCAACCGAGGCGACTCCTGCTGGTGAGGAAAGTATGGGTGTTGTTTACAACAAATTCAATGATATTAAAATTGGCTCATATACTTTAAAGAAAGAAAACATTAAATCAACAAATCAAACAAGTTATTTATTAAAAAATTCTGTTATTGCAACAGCAAATTCTCTTGTACCTTTTTCTAATGAATATGATTTATCATTCAACTACAATGAATCAGAAGGTTTGATCTTAAAAGAAACTAACACAAAATTTGAAATAGACACATCAAATACAAATGGTAAAAGAAAAGTATCAATTAACAAAAAAAGGAGTTCTAATAAATTATTGAACAACTCATTTGGAAGTACCACATCAGTTTCTTTTAATGTGCCTTTCCCTACTGAAACTTTCGGAATGTCTAATCCAAAAGATGATTTGAAAAATTTCAAAGCTAAAAAAACAATTAATGAATCCATTCAAAGTTCAAATTTGCCTAAAGAAGAATTTATATTTAATGTTGCCACCAATTTAAGTACGACACCAGAAGATTTACTTCCAAAATCGCAGCTTGAATATTTAACATTTGAGAACAATACTCTAAAATGGAAAGTTATTGAGCAAAGTTTAGGATTATCTGGAACTTATTTTATAAGGACTTCTTATATGATATCTGGCGACTTATATTCCAAAAATAATATTGCGCCAAAGATAGCAAATGAATATAGAATAATTACTATTTAATAGAGAAATATGAAAAATACTTATTATCACCCTAGTTCTGTAACTACCGTAAATGGTAATCAATTGTATTCAAATATTAGTACAATTGGTTCACAAATCAAAGCAAAAATATATGAGTACTTTACAGATAGTTCTGGTGCTGTAACATTTAATAAATCAAATGTTAATGGATATAAAAATTTAGTTGCTGATTATGCAAATTTTTCTGCATTAATTAAATCTTTATTTTTAGCTTCAAAGATAGATGACCCAATAAGGTCAATAATTGGAAATTATTACGTTTTTGATACAGATTTATTAAATAATAAAATAATTTATCTATTCAACTCAAACGAAGACCCAATTGATAAAAACTCTTATCCATTTCCGTTTAAAGATTTATTTTCTTTAGAAATTACAAAATTAGAAAGTACTAGTAAAGTATCAAAATTTGAAAACGTTAATATTTCAATTAATAATACAACTTTATATAATTTTATTTCCAAATATATTTTTGATGATATTGAAAATGTTTATACTTTAAGTTTATTGACTCTTTTATTCAATTATGTTTTTAAAGATACAATAAACAAGTTATTACAAGATAGTGGTGAGTTTTATTATTGTAAATATCAACAAGACAAGCATAGTGAAAAAAACATTTCTTCTAGGAATGGGGATTATTTATCTTATAACTTATCTTCTGAATACAACCAGTACATCCAAAAATATGAAACTTATTTTTCTTCATCATTAAGAAGAGAAAGTGTAATTCCAAATTATTATATTACAGACTTATATTTAAATGACCAAAGCCAAAAAATAGCAGAAAAGGTTGTAACATTAAATGGATTAGTTGATGTTACAAAAGAAACTGTTTTGGGTGATAAATATTATATTGATTTAATCAGTAAACTATCTTCGTTAACAGCAGAACAAATTACTTCATTACCAAATATAAGAAATATTTTGTTGGATGATGAATTAACAAATATAGAAAATGTAACATTATCCTCCGAGAATTTTCCATACAACATAGATTTAAAGTTTAACAATTATTACGCAGATGGAATAATCCAAGCACTTGAAAATCATAAATTAAATATTTTAGCTACCAATAATTATTTATCCCCTGCTACTCAAAAAACCAATTTTAATTTCTATGTTAGCTCAGATGAAATTATTAAACAGCCCACAACTGACCCTGACGCTTATATTGATTTAGATGGTTCGTTATATAACTTAATAATAAACAACAAAGTGTTCAATCGTGATATAGAAGGGGTTGAGTATGATTCAGTTCTAAAATTTGAAGAATCATATTCATTTTATCCAAATCCTAATTTAAACTTGTTTTTAACTGATAAGACAAGAAAAATTTATAACTCAAATAAAAGTTCATTTTCATTATTTGAATATTTAAAAATAACTTCTGCACTTCATTCATCTATAGAATCAAGTTTAACGTTAGATACAATATTAAACAATAATTATATAAATTGTTCACCTATTGCTTTCCAAATTTCTAAAAAAGTTAATAACAATACAATACAAAATATATTCATTCCAAGAAATAGTAAAATTTCTGATATCTCATATATTGATACTCAAGTAATTTATGATAAAATTTATAGATACGATATTGATATTTTAAACTTAGTACAGCAAATAAATTATAGTTACAAATCATCTTATACGAATATTGAAGATTTGATTAATTCCGCTATTGGTGTTGAAGAAGTAAATATAGACTATTCAAATGTACAAGTACCAATTTCATTAACATGCACTACAACACAAAATTATTTCTTTTACAAGAATAATTTATTTACCGATAATGCTGTAGTAGTTGATGACCCTCCGACTCCAATTGACGTTAATATTGTACCCTATATTGGTTCTCCAAATAGATTGTTGTTCTTGTTTAACACACAAGATACAACAATTAAAAGTGCCCCAATTATTATTTCAGAGTCTGACAAACAATATTTTGTAAAAGTTAGGCATAAGCAAAGACCAGACAAAAAAGAAATTTTATTTCAAACTGTAACCGATATTTCATCTATTCAAGTATTTAAATCTTCTACCAGACCAAAATCATATAGGGATTTTTCTAATTCTTTAAATAATATAATTTTACTAAATGGGAATACGTCTACTTCTATTGTTGAAACATTGGAACAAAATAAAAAATATTATTATACCTTTAGAAGTGTCGATGTACATGGTAATATTTCAAATCCAACTGATATATTTGAAGTTAAAATAATAAACAATGATGGTGCAATATATCCAATAATAGCTCCATATTATTTCGACCAAAATCAAAAAATAAATATGGAAAAATCATTTAAGAAATATTTAAGTATAGACCCTGCTATTATACAACAACAATTAACATTTGACGAAAGTGGAAATTCACAACTAGGAATTGATAATGGGTTTTGGGGTAATACTTTTAAAATCAGAGTTATTTCCAAAGAAAGTGGAAAAGCATTTGATATAAACTTAAACTTTACAAAAAAAATAATTGAGACTATTTAATAAGAGGTTATAAAAATGGCGTTTTTAGATAATTCTGGCGATATCATACTAGATGCAGTTCTTACTGATACTGGTAGACTACGCTTGGCAAGAGGCGATGGTTCATTTAAGATTACAAAGTTTGCTTTTGGCGATGATGAAGTAAACTATGGCCTTTATGACAAAACAAATGCTTCTGGTTCTGCTTACTACGATTTAGATATTCTTCAAATGCCTGTCTTTGAAGCATTCACTAACAATACCTCTGTCTTAAAATATCCTCTTCTATCAATATCTAAAACTAATTTATTTTATTTGCCAATATTAAAATTAAACACTACAAAATTAAATAATAATAATGCAAATTTTGTTGGAGCAAATGTTATAAATGGCAATTTTGTTGTAAGATGCGATGATTCAAGCATAACACAAAGTTATGATCTACCCGCACTTCGGCGGGAGTTAAATGGTGTATTACCTTCTCAAAATGCTAATAATGGCATTAAACTTGACCAAGGTATTGATTCAAACATTGGATTGACTCCTAATGATACTGGAAACGATTTAAAGTCAGCGGGTCTATATGAATCACAATATATGATAATGATTGATAATAGATTAGCTTCTTTAGTTGCTGCAAGGGATGGTAATACGGCACTATCACCTTCATTTATCGATGATGATAATATAGCTACTTATTTTGTTTCTGAAGCTTCTAATGGCGGAGATTTTATAAGCTATATTATAACAAATTCTAATGGTGACAGTACTGACCAAGTATTTTTTGGGCCAACTGGTACAACCCTTAGCTTCTTGTTGAAAATTACTAATGCTCTCAAAACAGGAACAGAATTGTTTACCAAATTAGGTGGTGAAGACTCTTCTCCTCCTTCTGGGCAAGCTGACACATTCTATTACATTGACACAAACATCGTTGTTAGAGGCGTAACTACAGGTTCTTCACTAACAATACCCGTTAGATTTGTAAAATATAAACCATAATTAAAGGTAACATAAATGGCTACAACATTTAAAAATTTCACTTCAGCAGATATAGCAAATACTAGAACCCTTTTGCACGAAGCTATTCCTATAACTGGAACAATAGTATCTGGTACATATAGTGATTTAAATATTCAAAATTATTCACATCAATTATTTCAATCCGTTTATGATTATCCTTATTTAAGTTCTTCTGCTAATCATATTTTTGACATTACTTTTGGTCATATTTCAAGTGGGTCTGCTTTAAGTCAAAGTAATTCTGTAGCTACAACCAAAAAAATTAATATCTATAATCAATTTGCTCAAATATTAGTTGGATATGATACTGGTAGTAATATAAAAAAATTTGACCAAGACGGAAACCATGGTACTGGTTCAATAATGAATGAACTTTTCTTTTTATCTTTTGCTCGTTTGCTTGTAAAAGATGAGATAAAGAAAGGTTCTTTTCAAATTTCTGTTGGTACTGGTTCTGCTTATGCTTCTCCTTTCGCTGGTGGAGCATTAATAATACGTGATGCATCTGGTGTAACAGATTATAGAACAAATTCCCCAGCAGGAGATTATGGTCTTTTGTATACCAATTCTGCTGGTACAGGAGATATAGTTGGACACGTTTATTACCAAGCTGGTGCGGTTGTGTTAACGGCATCTGTATTCCCATCTGCAACTGTTATGTCTGGTACTGCAACCTTGGATCAAACGTTAAGCGGCTCAACTATACAAACTATTGCAGACTCATTCAGAAATAGAATTCAAAATATTCAATTTAACAATACAACAGAATTAAATTCAACCATCTATTTCTGCCGTGCTTTTTCAAATGAATTTAATTATTCATCTAATCCAACCTACCTTAGTTCTAGCCAAATAGTTGTTAAAGAAGAAGCAACAGATCCACCTGTAGCTTATATTACAACCGTAGGGCTTTACTCAGCAGATAATGAACTTTTGGCAGTTGCCAAAGTTTCAGAACCATTAAAGAAAACTGTTGATACTGAGCTTACAATTCGTACTAGATTAGATTACTAATGTACTATGTCAATAAAGAAGATTAATCAAAACGAATTATTTGTAAACCAAATCGAGTTTAATCCTAAAACTAACTTCTTTATTTATGATGGTAAGACTCACTTAGATAAAAAAGTACAAGTATCTGGTGCTTTTACGGATAATGTCGGTAATATTCCTTTAGGTCACATAAGTTTATATGAACTTAATGTTGATAGATCTTCTGGCTCTACTGGTTTGATTTATCCGTTTGTAACGAAAGAAGGTAGCTTAACAACTTTTAAAACAATATCTACCACCGCTTTTAATAGCGACTTTTCATATGGCGATGTTGTAACTGGCTCTTATCCTTTAAGTGCTTCAATTAGTAGAGATTTTTATACAATAAACAGTCCAAGAACAAGAATAAACGCATTAACAAATACATTAAACTATTATTTATATTTAAGTAATCACTTTTCTTATTCTTCTTCATTAGGAGACAAATCAACACAAGAACTAAATTTGATTAGTATTCCTTCAATATTTTATGGAAGTAAAATTAATAAAGGTACTGTTGATTTATCTTTTTATGTATCTGGTACATTAGTTGGACAGTTGCAAGATAAAAATAAGAATGGAGAACTAATACAAATTGGTCCATCTGGTTCTAATGGTTCTGGCTCTGTTGCTGGTGTTGTATTATACACAGAGGGTTTTATTCTCCTAACAGGAAGTTGGGGACTTTCACCAAAGGCGGATTATCTATCTGACCCATCAAACCTTGTAAGCGGTTCATGGACCGTTTTTGGTGCTGGAATGCAAGGAAGTGAAGTTTATAACTCTGGAAGTTTGCCATCTTCTAGTTTTGATATTACATTTAGTGGTGTGCATAAAGTCCCTGTAATGACCTTTTTTGCACATGCTAAAAGAGGCGAACTTAATAATTCAAACAATCCAACCTTCATTGACTATCAGTATAACACGAATGCTCAAACTGGTAGTAATGTTTTCATAGAAAATAAGTTTAGATTACCAGCAAATGTTGTATCAAGCTCTTACAATGACCCAGAATCATATTTAGAAAAAACTACATTCATTACTAAAATCAATATTTATGATGATTCTAAGAATTTAATAGGTGTCGCCAAATTAGCTAAACCAGTAAAAAAGACACAAGATAGAGATCTAACATTTAAGATAAAAATAGATCTATAAAGGAATAAATGACTACTAAAATTTATTATTTAGGCGTAGATATAAGTACGTCAAAAATTGGTATTGCTGTTATAGATTCTGACAAAAATATTGTTGTCAGCGAGGTAATCAAATTTAAAGACGGTAATTCACTTGAAGAAAAAGCACAATTGTTTGAAAATAAACTTTTAAAATTAAACAAGTATTATTTTATTTCAGATGTGTTTATTGAAGAACCATTTGTTGCATTTGGAGGCGGGAAAACAACCGCACAAACAATGGCAAAACTTCAAAGATTCAATGGTATGTGTTCTTATACTGTATTCAAGGTATTTGAACATCAAGCAAATATGGTTAACGTCCGTTCAGCACGTTCAAAGCTTGGAATAAAAATACCTAAAGGTTTAAAAGAAAAAGAAGTTAAAAATACAATTATCGAATGGGTTTCTAATAAATTTGATACTTTTAAGTATGATATGACAGCACACGGAAATCCATTACCCGGCACAGATGATAGAGCAGATGCAGTTGTTATAGCATTATATGGTGTTGAACATCTACTTAGTGTATGAACTTCAAACATATAAAGAAGAAACAAGAAAAGCTTATACTTGAACTTAAATATCATTATGCAGATTTAGATTATCATGAAGATGTTTTCAAAGATGCACAAGAAGAATTTAAAGAATCATTTTATGAACTTGCTCCAAAATTTGGTTTTAATGTAGAAAAACCAAAACCAGTAGAAATTTTGTTTAATACTGAGTTAAGCAGAACATCACCTTATGAATTCCAAGAAAGGGTCGAACAACAATCTCAAGCAGTAAGCAATCAAATTTTAGAGTTTGAAAAAGAAGAACAAGACCCAGACATTCATAGCCTTTTTAGAAAAATAATTAAACTTACTCACCCAGACACTTTTACAGAAGGTGAAACTGTTGAACAAAAACATAAAAAAACTCAAATGTTTTTAAAAGCGAAAAATGCCGCAGAAAATAAAAATTGGTATGAATTATCGCAAATAGCTTTAGAATTGGGGATAGAGTTACCAGAGCCAACAAAAAAACATTTAAAATGGCTTGAGGCCGAAATAACAAGAATAAAAGAAAGAATTGCTCACATAACTTCAACATATGCTTGGCTTTGGTTTACAAGTGATGAGAACCGTGATAGTATAATGGAACAATATATACAACGAGTAAAATCAAAATGAACAAAGTTGAAATTCTAAAAATTGCTTTTGGTGATTGCAAAAGACAAAAAGATGAACTTTTATTCTTTTGCCCATTTTGTAAACATCATAAAAATAAATTTTCAATTAACACAAATACGAACAAATATAAATGTTGGGTTTGTGATGTAAAAGGAAATAATATACGACGACTTATCAAAAAGTTTGTTTCTGCATCTATTCTTCTTGAATGGGATAGGCTTACTGGTCGTTTGAATATTACAGAACTTGATTCTATATTTGACGACAATACAAAGGTAGAAGAAACACTTATAGATTTACCAAAAGAATTTGTTTCTCTCGCAAATAAGAATCTTCCTAAAACATCACTTGCACCACTTCGATATCTTTATGACCGAGGGCTTACAAAGACTGATATATTAAAATGGAAAATGGGCTATTGTTCAAGCGGTCAATATGAAAACAGAGTAATTGTTCCTTCCTTTAGCTTGGATGGAAATTGCAATTATTATATTGCTCGCTCTATTGTTGATGCATGGCCCAAATACCTCAACCCAGAGGCTTCCAAGGACATTTGTTTTAATGAGTTATATCTTGATTGGGGTAAAGACGTAACGCTTGTAGAGGGCGTATTTGATGCGGTTAAATGCGATAATGCAATACCACTTCTTGGCTCAACATTAAATGAAAATTCTACCTTATTTAGAAAGATAGTTTTCAACGATCCAACCCTATATATTGCCCTTGACCCAGATGCAGAAAAGAAAGCTCGTAGTCTTGTAGATAAGTTAATTGAATATGATTTAGAGATTTACAAGATTGATGTAAGTGGTTATGATGATGTTGGAACTATGACAAAAGAAGAATTCAATAAAAGAAAATTGGAGGCATTACCAATAAACGATGATTGGATTCTTGAAAGTCAACTATTGGCGGTATAATGAAAATTGCACATATTTCTGATATTCATATTCGGAATTTTAAATATCATGATGTTTATAATAAGGTTTTTGATAATTTATATTCTCGTTTGGTTGATATTAGACCAGACATAATTATCAATACTGGCGATACTGCCCATACTAAGCTACAACTTTCCCCAGCATACTTTGATATGACCGCTAAGTTTTTTACTAAACTTGCGGAGATTGCACCACTACATATTATTGTTGGCAATCATGACCTAAATCTCAATAATCTTTCCAATGTTGATGCAATTACTCCAATCGTAAATGCACTACAAAATTCTAATATTCACTATCACAAAGAGTCCGAAGTATTCCAAGTTGGAGATATTGACTTCCATGTTCTTTCAATGGTTGATCCAGACAATTGGAACCTAAAGCCAAACCCAAATAGAATTAGTGTTGGTCTTTATCACGGGTCAGTTGCTGGGGTAAAAACAGACCTTGGTTGGACTATGGACCACGGGGATATTGAAGTATCTAATCTATCTGTGTTTGATTATGCTCTTTTGGGCGACATTCATAAAACTAATCAAGCTTTGGACGAATTGGGTAAAGTTCGTTATTCCGGCGCTCTTATCCAACAGAACCATGCGGAAAGTAATGATAAAGGGTTTTTACTTTGGGACATTAGAGAAAAGAATGATTTTGATGTAGAACACATTCAATTACCAAACCCAAAACCATTTATTTCTGTAGAACTATTGGAAGATGGTTCCTTACCAGATATAAATGTTCCAGAAGGTTGTAGACTTAGAATCATTTCTTTATCGAATCATTCATCAGAAATTAGCAAGAAAGCAGCAGAGTTAGCAAAACAAAAATATAAACCAGAAAGCATTGCATTTCTAAATAAATATGTAAATGCTTCTGTAGGCAAACAACAACTTCTTCTGAAAGAGAATCTGCGTGACATAAACGTTCAGCAAACTTTGATAAAAGAATATCTAAAACCTTTTAATCTCTCAGAGAGTGTTGTGAATCAAATCTTGGAATTAAACAAGAAATACAATACAACTGCATCTGAACACGAAGATGTTTCTCGTAATGTAAATTGGAAATTAAAACACCTTCAATGGGATAACCTTTTCAATTATGGCGAAGGAAATCAAATTAACTTTTCTAATCTGAATGGAATCGTTGGTATTTTTGGGAAGAACTATAGTGGTAAGTCAAGTGTAATTGATTCTGCCCTTTATACTCTTTTCAATACAACTTCTAAAAATGATAAGAAAGTAGCTAATATTATCAATCAAAATAAGAAAAGTGCAAAGGGTGTAATAACTTTTGATATTGATGGATTTGATTACACAATTACACGTAAAGTTGAAAAAG